AAAAACAATTGCTTCAATGGCAATCAGGCTTGCATTGCTGCACGTTAGTAACTTGCCAAAATCAAATATATTTATTCTTGACGAACCAGGAACCGCCCTCGATGCGGAGAATCTAGAAGGATTTGTTAGAATATTAGATATGGTCAAATCGTATTTTAAGACAGTGATTCTAATATCTCATTTAGATTCGCTAAAAGACTGTGTTGACTATATCGTAAACATTGAAAAGAAAAATGGTTATGCACACGTAAGTCAATAATTTTTGTTGACTATTTATATAACAGGAGATACAAGAAAATGCAAAATGGTTTAGTAGATAAAGTATTACAAAAGCTAATTTCCCGCAAGTTACTTACATTTTTAACAGCAACAGGGCTGATGCTTTGGTCCGATTTGGCTTCGGAAACATGGGGTATGATCGCTATGGTTTATATTGGCACGCAAGGAGCAGTTGATGTTATGAAAGCATATAAATATGGAGAATAAATGACTTGGTTAGCTATGAAATTATATATGAAAAAGGCGTGGCTTTGGTGCAAGCACCATTGGAAGATTGCTGCGGTTGCTGCATGGACTCTTATTATTTGGGTTGTTGCGAGAAAGAACGTTGGTGCATATGCCAAAGTGCTCGATACAACTATCGAGAGCTATAAAAAGGAAGTTGAAGTGCTGGACAACACCCACAATGCCGAAATAGAAAAAAGAAACGAAGCAATTCGCAAACGCACCGAGGCACTAACAAAATTGGAACAGCACTATGACAGATCTTTAGATTATTTAACTGTCGAAAAAAGAGCAAGATATTTAGAACTAATAACGATGTTTGATCAAGATCCAGAATTTGTTAATGAAGCAATTACAGAGGAGTTTGGATTTAAATATGTGGAATAAGATTGCACAAATGTTAAGCTTTGCTTTATTTTTATGCACTCCTGCCTACGCGCAAGACACAGAAGAAGAGCCGATGTTTACACACCTGGAACAAGGTGAGACAGCGCCCTTCGCTGGCACCCTGTTCAACCCATCAGCGACAGCAACGTTAATTACGGCGCACCAATATTCATTAACCGAATGTGATTTGTTGGTAGAATATGAAGTGGCGAAAGCGCGTACTGAAATGCAATTGCAATTATCGGTGCTTCAAATAAGCTATGACTCTTTGAACGAAAAACATACGCTTTTGATGGATATCAAGAATGATGAAATTAGTACCTATAGAGAAATGTCGCTTAAGCAACCAAATAAAAATAATCATTGGTGGCTCGCGGGAGGAACTATCGCGGGTATCGGACTTTCTCTTGGCGTGTTTTACGCCGCAACAAATATCGTGCAATGACAAATCCCAAGCAAGATCCAGACTACGCCATAAAAGTTGAAAAGGCAATAGCAGAGAAATATGGCATAGAAACTGTGCAGCACCCAGAAAAAGACTGGACCCCAGAAAAAGAGCAAGAATATATAGAGCAGCGCAGGCTACTAAACGAAAAAATTAGAAACTTATCTGAAAAGACTGAAAAAGTAGAAGTTCAGGGAGTTTTGATATCAAAAAAACTACTTAATAAAGATAGCAATAGAGTTTGTTCCACTTGTGATACTTATTCTTTCGATACGAAGGATAATATTTACATGAATAGATATGATTGCTGTCGTCAGTGTTACATAACATGGATTGAGGGAAGAAAAGAACGTTGGGAAGCCGGATGGCGTCCCACACAAGGAGAAAATAAATAAATGGCAACAACAGTGTTAGACATCGTAAGAGGAATTTCACAAGCAGCCGCAAATGGCTATGATGGCTCACAAGATGAAAAATATTCTTATGACGGCGAATCAAGAAAGATTGGGCTAAAAAGAGAAGAAGGCGATCCTATTGTTGATTCTCGTGTTGTTGATGGGTTTGGTGTTGTCTTTCATGGCAATCTCTTATGCATCAGCTATCAGAGCGATATTAAACTCAAGGAAGTATATGCGGGCGATATTGAAGCCGACGTAGAAGACATGATTCAGAACGTTGCCAATTTCCTAAAAAAAGAGTATAAAAAGATTACTGGTGATGCTCTTTCCCTCACGCCCGAGGGCGAAGTGAGTGTTGGAGTCCAGAACACTTCAAACGTTCGCGCTTTTGTTACAGGTAAACGACATTATAAAGTTGGAAACCTCGATGGAGTAACACCAGTTGCGGATCCATCCAAGGACAGATTAGACAAGTCTATTCGCGATTTTCTTGCGCTTGGCAAAAACAAATAAAAAATGATTAGATGTCGTTTGAACTTACAAAAAATGAAATTTTAAAAGAGATCTTACAAAGCGGAAAGGATCCAGTTTATTTTATTGATAACTATGCAAGGATCGCCCACCCTTTGGAGGGTTTAATTCCTTTTAAACTGTACGACTTTCAGAAAGAATTACTAACAGATTTTAATGATCATCGCTTCAATGTTATATTAAAAGCAAGACAGTTGGGTATTTCCACCACAACTGCTGCTTATATTGCGTGGATGATGCTGTTCCACAGAAATAAAAATATTCTTGTAATTGCGACCAAGTTTCAGACCGCAGGCAATCTTGTAAAAAAAGTAAAACATATAATTAAAAATCTGCCACCTTGGATGCAAATAGCAAATATTACAATTGATAATAGAGCATCGTTTGTTCTCTCCAACGGTTCTGAAATCAAAGCATCATCAACTTCTTCCGATGCCGGTCGTTCGGAGGCGCTATCATTGTTAGTAATCGATGAAGCGGCACACGTTGACGGGCTTGAAGAATTGTGGCCAGGTCTTTATCCCACTCTATCAACAGGTGGTCGTTGTATTGCCTTGTCAACTCCTAATGGTGTTGGGAACTGGTTCCACCAGATATACGTAGATTCAGAACAGGGACAAAACGATTTCTTTCCTACTAAACTAATATGGGATGTTCATCCCGAAAGAGATCTGGAATGGTTTGAAAAGGAAACCAAGAACATGTCCCAGAGACAAGTTGCACAAGAACTAGAGTGCAATTTTAATATGTCAGGCGAGACTGTTATTCACCCTGAAGATCTAGAATGGATGACAACACTGATCAAAGAGCCGCAATACCGAACAGGGTTTGATAGAAATTTTTGGATTTGGGAAAAGTCCATAGATGGATACAACTACCTTCTTACCGTTGATGTCGCACGGGGCGACGGCAAGGACAATTCAACACTTCATGTTATAAAACTAGAAACTATGGAAGTTGTCGCAGAATATCAAGGAAAGCCAACTCTTGATGTTTATGCCGATATGATTAATAGTATTGGACGAGAGTATAACAACGGGATGGTTGTTGTTGAAAATAACTCTGTTGGGTTTGGAGTGTTAACAAAATTGCAAGAGCTAGGCTATAATAATATTTATTTTTCTATTAAGTCAACTCATGAATATGTTGAGCAGTTGCAAGGAGAACACATGTCTAATGCTGTTGCTGGTTTTTCTACTACATCAAAGACTCGCCCTCTGATTGTTGCAAAAATGGAAGAATTCATTAGAAATAAACTAATTACTGTATACTCTTCTAGAATGGTTAACGAGTTAAAAACTTTTATCTGGCACCATGGTCGTCCCGAGGCTATGAGAAGTTATAATGATGACTTAACCATGGCTTTGGCGATTGGCTGCTGGGTTCGAGATACGGCTTTTGAGGCAGGAAAATTGGATCAAGAATATAGGAACGCATTTGTAAACTCTATGTTTGTTGCCTCAACAAAGCTCAATAATCAAATTAAAGGGCAAGAGGGATATAGAAAGAATATGGATCTCCAGGGTGAGCAGCAACAAGCCAAAGAGTCAATGCACGAATTTGGCTGGCTATATAAAGGATAAAATAAATGGCAAATAGCAATAGAAATCCCAAAAATAATCAATCCAGCCTTTTTAAGCAATTAACTCGTTTGCTCTCTGGTCCGCTTGTAAACTATCGTACACAAACGAGTAGAAAGCTTTCTCGTGTCCAGCTTGATAAATTTAAATTTCAGTCTGCCGCAGGATTAAATTTCAAAAAATCTGCATATAATCCTTTTGAGCAGTTAAGCACGGCCATTATGGCCAATCAGCTACGAGCCGAAAGATATCAAGATTTTGAGCAAATGGAGTATACCCCCGAGATTGCTTCCGGGCTTGATATTTACGCCGATGAAATGACCACTTCCAGCGATTTGCAGCCTCTTCTTAATGTCAAGTGCCACAATGAAGAAATTAAAGCAGTTTTGCAGGAACTATATCATACAGTTCTTAATATTGATTTCAATCTTTTTGGTTGGTGCCGCACAATGTGTAAATATGGGGACTTCTTTTTATATTTAGATATAGATGAACAATTAGGTATACAATCCATTGTCGGACTCCCTACCCACGAAATTGAGCGCTTAGAAGGAGAAGATAAAAGCAATCCAAAATACGTACAATTTCAGTGGAACTCGGGTGGGCTTACATTTGAAAATTGGCAAATCGCACATTTTAGGATCTTAGGCAATGATAAGTATGCGCCATACGGCTCCTCAGTTTTAGAGCCTGCACGAAGAATTTTTCGTCAACTAATTCTATTAGAAGATGCTATGATGGCATATCGCATTGTGCGATCACCCGAACGCCGTGTTTTTTATATTGATGTTGGAAATGTTGCGCCACAAGATGTTGAACAATATATGCAAAAAGTTATGACACAGATGAAGCGCAATCAGGTTGTTGACGCTAGCACTGGTCGTGTAGATTTGCGTTACAATCCGATGAGCACTGAAGAAGATTACTTTATCCCCGTCCGTGGCGGTGTTTCTTCCAAGGTTGAAACCTTGGCAGGTGGTTCTTATACTGGCGATATTGATGATGTTAAATATTTAAGAGATAAATTGTTTTCTGCATTAAAGATTCCGCAATCTTATCTTTCAAGAGGCGAAGGTGCCGAAGAAGACAAGACAACACTTGCACAAAAAGATATTCGTTTTGCGAGAACAATCCAGAGATTGCAAAGGTCTATCATTACAGAACTAGAAAAAATAGGAATTATTCATTTATATACGCTTGGGTATAAGGGCGCAGACTTAATTGGATTCAAGCTTTCTCTTAATAACCCATCTAAGATCGCGGAACTTCAAGAACTTGAACATTGGAAGACCAAGTTCGACGTGGCTTCGGGCGCAACCGAAGGATTCTTTAGTCGTCGTTGGGTCGCAGAACATTTGTTTAATTTATCTGAGGAAGAGTTTATTAGAAATCAACGAGAAATGTTTTTCGATAGACGATATGATGCTCAGCTTGAAGCAGAAGCCACGGCTATTACTGCCGCTGCTGAAGGGGCAGGCGAAGGTATGGGTGGTGAACTTGGTGGCGATCTCGATGTCGATCTCGGTGACGATCTCGGCGGCGAACTTGGTGGCGAACCTGGAGGCGAAGAACCTGGAGAAGAAGGGGGCGAAGACACACTTTTAGCAGCCCCTGGCAAACGTGATGACCAGAGACGCAAAGGTAAAAGCGGACCAAGAAGGCGGCATACTCGCAGCAAATCCCGAGGAATTGAGGTAAATACAGCCAGAACTAATA